TTATCCATCGTCATCCTCAAAAACTTCGTCATAATCTAATATGTAGTTGGAAGCAGGATCATCGAAATTTTCTTGCTTGGTCGTGTATACATCTACATCAGAGTATACTTCAGACTCTAGAGCATCAACCAGCAGTTTTAGATTCTTTACTATCAGTTTTAGTTTATCTCTTTCCATAAAAAATGGGAGGTTTCCCTCCCATCATAACACTATTTAATCGGTTTGACAATCACTTAGTGTAAGTGCGTCCACGATAGCAGAAAGTCCCGTGAGACTCTTTGCTTTCTACACAACGAGTAGAATACTCAACACCACGATATGAGGTGTGGGTAATCTGTGCGTCATGGATAGCAGATGCTTTGTTGATCTGCTTCTTGATGATGTTAAGTGTGTTCATTGTAGGTACTCCTAAAGTAGTTGGATTTTTAGGTCCGTTCCTTTAGTCGTTTGCGTCCCATGGATAGCAATCAGGTGTTGATTCCTTCATGACCTCAATCAATTCCACCTTCATTTCAGGAGGAATATTCTCATTTGTTTTCATCCGAAACATAATTGAATCGGCTTGAGTACATGTGAGTGATGAATAGAATAATAATTCGATCATGGGATGAACGGCTCCGTTCCGCGACTTACTTGCGTCCCACCCTAGAGCGGGATGAACGTTAGGTCTATTATAGACCTCATACATTATTTAGTCAAGTGTCTTGGTATCAACACGAACATTTATAATTGTGGTTATTCAAGTAATGCAGAGTCTCCTTAAGACCACCACGATGCTTAAGTCCAATAGCAACCTGAGGGTATTCAGCCTCTGTACCAAACTCTGCATGAAACTGTTTATCTGTAAAATCTTCATCCAAGAAGTATTCATGGAAATCTTCATGAATACTTTTCAAGAGCATACCAGCTCTTTCACATTCTTGACTACCGTTACTATAAATTACTGCTTGCACTATGCTCCCCTCCTACTATAAGGTTCTTTCTAATCTTAGAGTTGCTTGATCTGGAAAGTCTCTTGGACGACTATCTCCTGCATTATCGGTTCTAGGCGAACCCTCATTTTTCTTTTCAGTTTTTTGAAATGATATTCTCTTATATCTATTCATCCAAATATCAGGCATCCAATAAGTTATCTTCCAGTCAACAAGAGGATTTAATTCAAGATGCTTCTCAACTGTGTGATTGAAAATACCAATTTGGATATATCCATCGTGAGTTACACATTCCCCATTACCAATATCAACTATGAATAGTTTCTTCAAAGAACTACCTCATCAGGGTTTATATTTTTTACAAATTGTACTGGATCCTTTTCAGACTTATGAACCCAATGATACCGTATACATTCTAATTTAGAATCCCATGTTTGAATACAGACATAATCAATCACGTTGTCTCCAGTCATCAGTTTTTTCATGAGAAAACCAGTCTGCAATATCATCTGCACTACCGAACCCTGATGAATGATTAGATGGATCAGGGTCCCCAATGTCCATCTGATTCAAAAAATCATCAAAGTCACCCTCTTTCATTTCGGGATTTCTTGCTTGTCTACGTGCCTTTCTTAAAATAGAGGATGCACTTTGATTTGACTTTGCTAATTTGTTTGCCCAAATCATGTCATCTAAAGAAACTTCGTCTCCAGACACAATCTTTTCACAGATTGCCTCTAGACGCAATCGATATTGGGTAGAAAGCATATGCTACAGTCCTGCTATTGTATTTATTTTAAAGGATTACCGTGTTTATCTACTAACGCTAACTTTTTAATTTGAGTTAGATTAGATCTTTGACTTTTTTTAATGAGTTTGTAATCTTTAATTATTTTGTCAATCTCTTTTTGAGAGACGTTGACTTTTAACTCTTTCTGTTCGTCAGTTTTAACAAACCCAAGACCACTTTTCTTTGACTCTTCTTCCTCCTCAACGAAATCATTGATCACATCTTGGATTTCATCTCGAATCAAAGAGTTAATCTGTTCTTTAAGATCCTCTTCGTTCATTTTCTTTTACTTTCTTTTTTAGGTTTACTTCCCCATAGTTTAGGATTGGCTGAACCAAATCCAAAATCAATCTTCTGAACGGCACCTTTACCATACTTATCATAGTACATATCAAACATTCTAGAAACCTTACCACAACGAGTAAGGTCCATATGTTCAACACCATCTATAACATACCAAATCAGTCTAGCGTCTGTTGGAAAAGATTTATCATTTGCTGCTTCAAGAGAGGTTTTTTCAAGAAGAATTTGACAACTATAATCAGACTGATTAATTGCTTTACCGTCTTGATTTTTAATTTCCATTTCCTCTTGTTTGTGTTCGGCTACCTCAACCGTCATGAGCGACCTCCCCATTGAATATCTGGATACGCTTCTTTGACCAACTCATATGTTATCTTATATTTAGATTGCAAAAGTTTATCTTTTGTTAAGCAAATAATCTCTGCCTCTTCAGGGTGCAATCCTTCAAGCAATTGAATCAACATAGTCTCCCTACGAATAGTAGAAAGACTATCATTACCACCTCTAACAAAGTGATAAAGATTTTTGTGTTCACGTCTAAGTGAAGTATGATCCGTTCCTATGGGAACTTCATTCTTCTTAAATGGAACTTCACCTTCTGGAACAACAGAGACAACTGTATCATCAAAGTTCCAGATGAAGATTGTCTTTAGAGCATCATTTTCATACTCTTTTAAAATATCAATCTTCTTTGCCTTTGAACGTTGTTTAACAACAAGATCAAGGATCTCATGAATAAAAGGATTGGGGGGAAGTTTAACCTTCGTCGTCATCTTCGTGGGACTCATAATCGTTTTCAAATCGTACTGCTAAAATTTCGTCTGGTAATACATTACCGTTTTCATCAAACATCTCTGGATGAGTATAAATTGGTTGATTTACCCAGGTGTTTTCTCTTGCTAACCATCCTACCACACCTCCAACAAAAAAGAACATAATTGAAACAAGAGTTCCAATCGTAAGTGTTACTGCTAACATGTTTTTACTCCAGAGATTATTTCTTCCTGATGTCCAGATAAAAGTTCAGGTGTAATACAATCTCTCTTCTAAACAGAGCGACCATCTTACCAAACTTTATCTGAAAAGTTTTTGGTTGTTCTGGTTTTGCCCTCCTGTTGCGTAGAAGCAACTCTACCCCACGATTAATATGGGGTTCTGATTTATTTAGAATGCTTGCTTCGTCGTCCAGGTCGTCGGTCATGCCTATACCTCCATGCATCCTCTAGGATGCCATACAAATAAATTTTTATCTTTCTTGCTTGAGGTTTAGGGATGTGTCCATAACCCTCGCGAAGTTGTTTGTGTTCATTGTCAGCACCACCTTTGATATACTCATCAAGTTCAAGTGTGAGATCTTTGAGTTCTGCAGCTGTGGTGCTTTTAATAAACGAATCAATTTCGTGCTTTTTAATTTTAGTATCTTTTAAGTAATCATAGAATTTTAAATTCAGTTGTCCCTCAAAGGCATTATCAATAGCGTGTTCAACTAAATCAAAGATGTCGCTGAGGTTCTGTTCCATTAGACTAATTTTTGCTCTCTAAGATACTTAACTGTTTCAGTACACCCGCCGATAGATGTATCATCAACAAGGACTTGTGGAAAAGTAGATCCATTTCCAAATTTAGAATAGAACTCTTCTCTTGTATAGTCCCTGTTTAATTTATACACGACGTGTTTCTGTTCTGCTAACTGTAACACCTGAGCAACCTTAGTGCAATAGGGGCAACCGTCCTTTGAATATACTGTGAATGTCATTTTTGAACCTCCTTCCAATCGTTATCGAAAATTTCCAGACCTTTGTCTGTGAGAATGTGATCGTACATTTGATCAAATACCTTAGGTGGCATAGTACATATACTAGCACCATTATACCATGAACGTACAGCTCTTTGCACGTTACGGATAGATGCTGAAAGAACTTGAGTCCTAATACCATGAATACGATACAATTCAGATATGGATCTGACAACCTCAAGACCTGCCACTGACTGGTCATCTAAACGTCCTACAAAGGGAGAAACATATGTTGCCCCTGCCTTTGCTGCTAGGACTGCTTGAGCGGCACAGAAGATAAGTGTGACGTTAACCTTGATACCTTCATCAGATAGTGCCTTACAAACCTTTAAACCCTCACGGGTACAAGGAACTTTGACCGTGCATACATTACCAAACTTTTGAGAAAGTCTTGATCCTTCCATGTACATTTCAACAAAGTTACCAACAACTTCCATGCTGATATCTTTGACTCCGATATCTTTAATCTCTTGATATACA